AAGTTTGTAATGCATTAAGTTTAGCCAAATCTGAAGGCAATCTATAGAGACCTAATGGAGCAGATAAAAACACCATAGAATCTTTACGTTGTTCTGCTATGGCAATAAGTGCGTCATTAACTTCAGCTTCAGTGTCATCTTCAAATGCTTCTGCAAATATTAAATTTACGTCTATGTTGTCAGTGTCTTCTAATATCGTCAAAGTATTTGTGACATTATTAAAGTCTTGGTCGCCATTAGCACCAGCACTAAATGTAATAGCGCCGTTTCCAATGAGCGTGTATGTATTATTTGATACTGTTGCGACGTCAGTCGCGTTGCCAACATACACATACGATGAGCCAGTATTGATTACGTCCATCCAATAGTTGTTAATTCCAGAACTTGCCCGCGCATTAGGAGCTAATGATAGTCCCTCCCACGTCTCTAATACTGTACCTTTTGATCCAGTTATAAGACCAAGTTCGTCATAAATTACGATATGAACTTCGTCGTTAGTAATAGGAGTTTCTGAAACTTCAGACGCCCATAGAGTTGTACTAGCAGTTGTAGAAAAGAATTTTTTAGATTCTGTAGCCGTGGTACCCACATTATTTGCATGAAATACTTGTAGGCTTAATGAATTGCCTAATGAACCAGCATATCTAGCATAGAATGGCGATGTTAAAAGAGTAGAACTCTTAATATCAAATTCTGTTTTATTTGGTATGCAGAGTGTCTCTTCTGATGTGCCATAAAGATAAACTTCTCCTTTAGCATTTCTTGCTGTAGCAGTATCAAGTGTACGAAGTACCTTTAATGAATTGCCATATTTTAAAAAGCTTTCTGCTGTTAAGAATGACCCGCTGGTCATGTCATCTTTTTTACTTGGAGTGCCAAAGATTTTTCCTAGCACTGTTTCAGAAACGACATTTACTAGTTCAAGTGCCGGACCCCAATTAAAGTGTCCAACATATGCTCCAGTTGATGCCGATACCGGTTGTGTTACGGGTGTCAAGTCGGTTTCTGTAACTTGTACACCTACGCTTTGTAAGGTTGCCATATATTTTTTCTTTCTTTCTTCAGTTGTTGTTAATTATAAGTTTAGAGATCATAATAAGAAAACTTCAATCTATCGATATTTATAAAAAGTCACTTTTACAGCATATTCCATTCCTGAAGTGTCGATACCTGTCGCTCGTAGTCAACCATACTTGGGGTCGGCGCTGAAGTTGGGCTGTCAAATATGCCAAATGGCGGCAAGTCTTCTTCCATTTCTCGTATCTTTTCGCTATAGAGAAGGGATTTTAGTTCGATATTACTGAGTCCTCCAAACGCGTCAGTACTTACAAACCAGGCAAAGAGCACAAGATTCATAACCATGTCGTCGTGGGTGTTTCCTCGCGCAGCATAGCTGTCACCCTTTGGTTCAAAGCTACTAAGTTCAACTATTGTATCTGCGTCACAAACCTGAAGTTTGCCACTTTCTAATAGATCTTTTAGGTTGCTGCACCCAATACGCTTTACACGTTTTGTCATTGTCACACCAATACCACTTGACTTTACAGAACTCTGTACAAACGTGTTGTCATACTCATAGTCGTAATAGATCGAGTTGCATACCACTTGTCCAGCATCATTGTTTTCAACTATTACAAGTGCATCGTTGTATGTCTTTGCGGCACGAACAATAAACTCTGGAAACATAAGTGGAGACACAAGGTTGTCTCGATATGTACACACCTGCTTAAATGTGCCGTCTACGCCAGATATATCAAACACAGTAAATGTACTGTAGTCCTGGCCGCGACCTTTACTGACGTCAGCAGTTATTATATAGTCATGACCTTCAATTGGTTCAACATAGTAACGTATGCCATGTTGAAGTTGTAGAGGTTCACGTGACTGCAGTCCTAGCAATGTGTCTGAACCTATTAGCGTCTGGGAGCTGCCAATAAAGTTTACTTCAAACTCCTGGGCAAATTGAAGTTCGCTGCTGTTTGCAATCGTCTGACGTTTCCACTCGTCGTCTCGTCCAGGCACGTCATTCCATCGAATAGTAAATGGTTGAAACTCGTTTGTGGCTTGTATCGCACCCTCCCAAAGCTTATAAAACATATTACCAATGCCATTAGGAGTACTTGTAATAATAACCTTTGTGTCTTTTCCAGACGAAATAACGGGATAGGTACTTGTATAAAACTCGTTTGCTCCATGTACGAATGCAAACTCGTCAAGGAAAATAACATTCATTGAGAGTCCGCGAATACTTGAACCGCTTGTTGCAGCAGCAATAATCTCAGAGTTGTTGCTAAATTTTATGTTTCCCTTGTTTAGTATTTTACAACCAGGTTGCAAGAAAAATGGCAAGTTTTCAAGCATAAGGGTAAGACGAGACAACATCTCGCGTGCAGTCGCTCCTTTGTTTGCAAGTATGCCTATCTTTTTATCAGGGTTGAATATCGCGTAGTGAAGCAGCCACGCAACACTCGTCACAGACTTACCGCTCTGGCGACACGCAAGAATAATACTAAAGCGATTGTGTGTAAAGTGATCGACCATCTTTTCTTGATAGCCGCGCAGCTTAAAGTTTACAAGTCCGCGATCAAGGTTTATAACCTTTACATAGTGTTCTGCAAAGTACGACACACTTGCCATACATTTTTTATACTCGCTTATCTCGTGAGCGGTAAACTGCTGCTGCACTCCATCACGTTTGATGTATGGATTGCCATTATATGAATCTGGAGCGGTCATTCAACGTCAATAGCCTCATCATCAACATTACCTCTCAGTAACTTTTGTAGTTCTGTAGTGGTACCAACAAATATAGCATTATTAGTGGTGCTCGGTGCTGGAGTTTGTCCGCGTTTATCTTCAACCTGTACAATTTTCTTGCGCTCTTTTTGTAGACCTAGCAGCTGTCCGTTTATGTCAGCTGCAGTTTTTATCATACCAGCAAGTACCTCAAACGCACGTGGGTGTTCAGCATCAGCTGCAAGAGCATGCATCGTGCTTATAGCCTCGTCACTCGTATCAATAAGTTTCTTTATGCGTTCCCTCGCAAACTTGTAGTCTTCTTCAGCGTGTAACACAATTTCGTCATGAGACGGCCCAACTTGAGTGCCAGTGGCGACTGCAATTTCATGTTTTACTGGTAAGACGTTTTTTTCAAGAGATGCCAGTATGGTATCTTTGTTCTTTTTCATAATTATGGATTCTCATCAAAGCCGTATGTAGTGATTACAGTATAATTTTCTGGAGTGTCATTCTCTGGATCACCAAGTTCAACGCGCACGCCGTCAATAGGTAAAGAATCCGGAGTTATTGGGACGTCATACAAGTCAACGTCAACAACTTTAATAATTTTTGATGGGCCAGACTGTATGCCCATAAACTTAAACTTGATATCAAAATCTAATGTATAGATGATTGTACGACGACTGTTTCCAAAGTCACCTTCATAGTCATCTTGTATATTTGTGCTAGTTAGCAGTATAGGCACATCAGTAATTGAGCCAGGCCCTTCAAGATCCTTTACAGCAACAACATAGTCTGGTGTAAAGTACGGGACAATCTGCTCAAAAATTTGAAGCGCGTCATCCTGATGATGTGCAAGTATGCTTAGTTGAATACTAACTTTATACGGTATGCCCTGATATATTTTTGTCTTTGTGTCAGAGTCACCTTCAACAAGATATAATTTGCTGTTGAGTTTATTTAGTTTGCTTGTTGAGTCGTAAGCTATTGAAGTAATTTCAAAACTCATACGAGGCAGTTTGATGGCAATGTCTCCATACTCTTCCATATGCATACTTGCTAAACGAGCTAAAAACTTCTGTTTAGGACCATAGGAAATTGGTACGCGTTGAATGCCAGTCATCTTACCATTTACCTTTTTCGCTATAGAAACGTCGTTAAAGATTGTGCCAAAAACAGCTACAATCTTTTTAAGGTTGCCATTATAGTAGTATGATGAATTTAACATGACTTATGATGGGTCTCCGAACGGGTTGCTTTCGCTAAAATCGATATAGTCATTACCAGCAATTTCAAATGAACTGTTTTGCGTGAGATCGTCATTGATGAAAAGTGCTGCATCACCATCAGTCAAACCAACTACTGAATTTATGATTGAAGAAGTGTTAGATGTTTGACCCTGTAGAGCAGCATATAGAGTCGGTTGATTTAGTCTTTCAATTGGTGATAGAGTATGAAACTCTCCATCATTGAACGTTAGTATGCCTAGAGTAGCAATCGTTCCCGTTGGTGTGTGTTCATACTGCAACAATTCTGCCTCTCCAGTAACGACAGGCTCACCAGGAAGATTCGGAAGAGTAATTGTTAGCGTTTCACCAAGATTGTGAACGGGCCCGCCGTCGAAATCGAGTTCTACTCGAGTGCCCTGAGTATGACCAGCTTGTATTGTGTCAATCTCTTCGATTCCAGTATCAATCTCTTGACCACTGTATTCGAAGAGTTCACATATAAGTTTGAATGTCGGGATGACTCCCTTTGTGTCGCCACTGCCGCCAAGTTGGAAAAATGGACTCTTGTCTTCAACAAACTTAATTTCAAAGAGTCCTCCAGCGAGTGGTAAATAGATGAGATCACCTTCACGTGGTCGAACGCTGTCGTTTGTATAGCCATGACGACCGATAAGAGAGTTCCATCGACGACGACTGCATACGAGTGTGACTTGATCGCGAATTTCAAGACCAAATTTTGTCATAAGGTCGCCGTCTCCTTCGAAACCATCAACACTCTCGATATACATTTCGATCATAAACGAAGTGTCAAAGCTTGATATTACATCTTCGTTGAGTATAAAGTCTTGCTTTACAATTTTACGCGGGATATAGTAGACATCATGCCCCATAATTTTCATAGACTCGATAAGCAGATCTTCTAGAAGATTCTGTTCGGGTCTATAGCGTTCACTAAAATATACACTGCGTGGCATAATGTGTTATCCCATATAAAAGTCTGGCGGCATTTGATATTTGGTATCAAAGTCGGTCTCAATTTTTTCAATGTCTGCAATCGCATCTTCGTAGATTGCGCGACCGTTTAGTGTCACTCCACCAGGAAGAGTCATGCCTTCAAATTTCAACAAGTTTGTTCCCCACTGTTTTTTCAACAGTGCAGTAAGATATTTCTTGAGAAGCATATCGTTGTAAACATCTTTAAAGTCATCAGGATCGATGGTCTGATAGCCTTCAATAATAATGTATTGACCAATCTGTACATAGGTTTTCCAGTCGTCTTGAATGCTTAATCGATTCATATGACGAGTAAATATAATCTGTTGGGTTGAACCTGTAAGTATAAGCTCGATTGAGTTCATATACTGTTTGGTCATTTCATAGTTGATGAGCGAGTCGGGCTTGCGAAGCCCATAGAGGTCGTTTAAAAACATCTGATACTTTACACTAAACATGTCAGCTGCGTCGCCGCTGCTCAAGTTTAAGACTCGCAGCACCGAAATAAGTTGGTCAGGCAACGTAAGGTAGTTGTTGATATAGTCTGCTTGAGTGACCTGATGCTTTAAGAATGTACGCACGACCGCGTCGCTGTGATACTCTTGATAAAACTGAAGTGCCTCGTCAATACGATCTTCAATCTGATCTTCGTCGATATTGATTTCGAGTACTGGAGCACCAAGAGCACGAAGGCAATAGTCTGCTAATTCTTGGCGTGATGTTGGTTTTGCCATAATATACTATTTATACTCAATGGCCTTTAGTGGCGAAATTGTATGTAATCTTTCCAGTCAAATCAGAAGAATATACACTCGAACCTGGGGTCATATACTGAAAATATAATTGTCCTGCACCTTCTGGTCCGTTTCCAAACTCTATCGTTAACGGATAATACCGATTAGCAACCATATAAAATGTACCTGTACTTTCGTCAATGCCATGCAGACCAGGCAAACTTACTACGCTATTGCCGATAGATCGGTTGACATCAAATGCATTAGTACCAAGCCATAGATAGCTAGCGTCGTCAGAAGCAAGTTTAAATGTGTGTAGTCCACTTATATTCGGTTTAAAATAACCTCTTATAATAAGACTCTCGTTGTTTGGAACCGCAGAATAGTTTCCATAGACGACACTCGCGACCTCTTCAGATTTTAAAGCTGGACCTACACGATTATTTGGACCTGGGTCGATCGGTGATCCTCCAGCATAAAAATAGTATACACCTTTACCAACTGCAGGGAAAGGTTCACCCAATGACTCTGGTCTATCATATTGCGGTTCTGGGTAAAATCCACTTTCTGCCCAAGCCTCGACATTAAAGAGATCTCCAATACGCGTTATCTGATAATAGCCTATATCACTTGGTCCTAATTCAGCTATGTTTCTATCATTAAAAAACGCGTTGCTATCATTAAAATAACCCCAATATTGCTTAGTGTACAAGCCATTCTGTAAGTTTAATCCGCTCACATCCCATGAATTTGGATCTGCTGCTTGATATGAAAAATTTTCGTACTCTAAACCGACACCTGAATTGTAGAGTGCTGTTATTTCTGGTGCTGTAAGAACCCGTCCCCAGATACCAACCTCGTCTAGCTTGCCTGGACCCGGATATTGTGTACCCGAAACGTCTCCAGCAAACATAGAAAGTAAAGTATTTTCATAATTATTTCCAGGACTTACTGAACTTAATTTGATATTATAAACGAAAACATGCTCTTCAATGCCGTTATAATATACACGTACCGTTTTTGTTGAAAGGTCATGCGTCACAGCAACGTGAACAAATCCCCCCTCGTAAATCCCCGCCTTGTTTGCATTAAAAGATGTTCCCGCACCAAGTTCATCATACCAAATTCCTCCTTCGACTGTTTGATGCGCGTCGCCCTCAAGTGTTCTAATGCGCCACAAACAACAATTCGACCAAGCATTTGGAAACATTTGATTTGTATCATCACCATTATCGTTTGTAGACATCCAAAATGAAAAACTCCAACTTGAGTTTACGGCGTCATACGGAGACGGTGCTATGTATAAACTTACATTTTCATTAAGGTCATTTTGAATTGCACTATTACCTATTACCCCTCCACCGCTTTCAATTGCGCTTGGATCATCACTATATACAGTAAGATGATTGCTTCCATGCGAGTCATAACGAGTGCCGCTCGATTCTTCCATCTTCCAGTAAGCTATAAGATTAGCAAACAAACCCGTTTCAAACGCAGATGCGTTTGTGGAGACATACTTGTATGCCAAATCTAATCCAAGACCTAACATATCAGAATAAAACTGTTACTGCAGCTGTTGAAATTGTGGTACCACTTTCTAGAATTTTTATTCCTCCGAGCGGCCATACCCCAGGAGACAGTGTCAGTGTATGTGCCACGTTGTCTACTCCAACAAGAGTAATATCTCCATTTGATGTGCCAGGCGCGACATAGAGACCACTAAACACTCGTGCTTCTCCGTCAATGATTGGTGCATACTCGCCAGCAGTAAAAGCTAAAGGTGCATAGGCGACAGCAGAAGAGGTATCACGTATAAGAGATCTTTCGTATAGGTTTAGATTATTGCTCATAATTTGTATTTATATTATTCTTTTATAGAGATTCCAGTATAGAGCGAAAGACCAAGCGCAATCAACACAATATAATGAGAAATGACTTCATTTTGATTAACAACAGCATTAAATGCTATTATTTGTATAATAGCGACGAGTGCTAGTGCTAACCATATTACAGTTTTCATGGTTTTTTCACATATTTTTCTGGTGAGCGTTCAAAATTCTTTGCGAGCTTGATGATGCCTGTAATGATTTCTGGAGAGACTACCCCGATAATGCCATAGGTAATCGCTTTGTAGAGGCTAGGAATGTCGGTCTGCTCCAATATAAACCATGCGATTGCTGCAGAGAGTGCGGCTGATATTATATTTTTAAACTGCTCGAGAATCGTATACTCTTTTTTTGCTGTCATGAGTCGAGCAAGCATGCCTGCTGCTCCAACTAGGGGTATTATCCAACCACCCTCTAGAAACTCTTTTAGCATCGATCTTTCTGGTTCCATTTATAACTATACTTTTAAAGTGTGAAACATCACGTAATGACTATCAATATAAGAGTATTTATAAAAAACACAATTTTACTTCACAAAACCGCGGTCAACCACATATTTATAAAAAAGCTCTTCATGAAAACTGCGTATTATGTATTTTGAGGCAATTTCATCAAGCGAATAGTGAAAAGCGCACGTAATATCATAGATTGTTTGTATTGATCCACAATAGTAGTTGTCTATTCCCTTTATATATCGATAATATTGCGGATATTTTAGACTTAATCCATTTTCGCAAGTTGTCATCTTTAGTAGGTTTTTAACTGGTGTATAGCATACTTGTGTAGTAAATTTATCATAACGAGTGCTTACGACAAGGTCATATTCATAGGTATGATTGTGATAGAGATGTGATGCAAGTTTAAATTTTCCTGCCCACATACGTTTCCATGCAATTTTTGGACAGGTGTTTATCTTTCCTTCTAAGTTACCATGTAATTTCAACTCAGCATCATCATCAATCATAATCTGTTTTATGTTATGCTCGCTAAAATAATCTTTAAGCAATAATGGCGTGACACTAGAACTGCTAATCTTATCAAGTTTTCGATATGAACTTTTTGCTTCTGACTCTGTCCATGTATGTAAAAATAAATCTATTGTATGCCCTTGTTTTTTTAAAAGATTTAAATAGTCTTTTAGTTGAGAGTCATTCAACCCGCCTCGTATGTGTCCTCGTATACAAAATGCGACTCTCATAATAAACCAATGTTGTGTGCGTGACGATAAACCAACTCTTCTTGATAAATGGTGTCAGGATATTGCATAACTATGCTGTCTAAATCACGATAAAAGTCATATACAAACGCATACATATTTTCTGGGGTTCCAACATAAAAATTATCAACACCAATTAAACTTTTAGTATATGACGGATATTTAAATGCAAATTTTTCGCCTTTAGAAATTAGACGTTGCAAATGATTTGGCGGAGTATAACATATTGGAGCCGTAAAAAAATCATAGCGAGTGTTAATAAACGCATCATAGTTTTTACGATTTTTGTACGCTTCTGCCACCACTGCGGCTTGTCCTGCCCACATACGTTTCCATGCAATTAGCGGACAGGTACTTTTACAAACAACACCGCTTTTCTTGCCGTATATTTTTATCTTAGAATCGTTTTCTATGCACACGTCTATCACGTTGCGGTTTTTAAAATAACTACGTAACAACCCTTCTTTAACTTGAAAAAGATGTAATCGATCGAGTGTTTTATAACTTGTTTTTGCTTCTGACTCTGACCAGGTATGACAATAGACATCAATAAAATGCCCGTCTTTTTCACAGTTGTTTATAAATTCTCGTAATGCGTCACTAAAGAGGCCGTCTCGTATGTGTCCTCTTAAACAAAGTGCAAGTCTCATAAGTCTTTAAGCTTTAACATAACATGCTTTACTGCCATCCACATGTCTAGATATTTATAGGTTGCAAGGCGTCCGACGAAAATTACGTCTTTTTCCGCTTTAGCGAGGGCCTCATAGAGGCGATAGGTTTCTTGTCCTTCGCCCCAAGGAATAGGATAAAACGGCACGTCATTTTTACCACAAGCTTTAGGATATTCTCGCGTAACGACTGTAGGGCCAACATGACCTGGAGTAAAGTAGCTGTGATCATAGACTCGCGTGTATGGGGTGTCAGGATTGTTTTGGTTGACTATAAACGTATCCATCTTTTCGCAAAGCACGTCATGCTCAAAGCGCAGCGAGCGATAGGGCAACTCTCCGTAGATAGTTCCAAAGTAGCTGTCAATCTTTCCGGTATAGACGATAAGGTCATTGGGAGTCCTCTCAAAGGCCCAGCGATCTTCAGCGCAGTTTAGATGTACTGTAATGTCGTCTAACATACGCCCGAACATTGCAGAGTAGCCTTCTTTTGGGATGCACTGATACTTTTGACCTTCAAACCAGGTAGGGTCTGCCGCGTCTGCAGTTTTAGGAATACGATTTGTAATTGTCTTTGGAATCTCGTCGAATGGCACGCCCCACTGCTTTTCGCTGTAGTCTTTAAAGACGTATTCTACAATCTCTTCTTGTGAAAGCTCGCGACCAAGTTCAGAGACCGTCTTTCGGCTGTATGGCAAACTGACTCGACCAAGTCGGGTGTCTCCCTGCGGTTGCAGCTTAAACGGGATCCACTCAGTATAACGACTTAGAAACTTATAGACTTCTTCGTCGTCTGTATGAAAAATATGAGGGCCATATTGATGCACGAGCGTGTTTGTGACGTATGCATCGGCGCAGTTTCCACCAATGTGTGGCCGCGTCTCATAAATCTCAACGGCATACCCTTTTTCTTTTAATAACACCGCTGCAGTGACTCCTGACAGCCCACAACCAATTACTTTAGCATTTTTTTTCATAAAATAGTATTTTATCACAGTTTTTGTCACCTGTAAACATAAATATATATCTATATGAAAATAAATGAAAAAGTTTACGTAAACAGCGAATTTAAAGATCTTCTCCGCAGCATGAATGTTGGCATTGTCGACTATATTGTAGTGTATAAAGTCGAAGGTGACAAGGTATTTTTCAAAGCAAACAGTGCGCGCCTCCACCTAAGCAAGGGTGAGTTTGAAGAGGTACGACTCAGCGCTTAGGCCCACCAAATATTTGGTACATGAGGGTCGTTAAATGGTCTAGGTACATTTATCTCTACGCCGTCTTCGTTTAACGCAGTCTGATTTGACGACCAGACGATAAACTGATCTCCGCCGTCAGGTATCTCGATATCAACGAGGTCACGAAAAAGTACCCAGTATTGACCGTCGTCGTTATGCTCTCCGACTTCATGCAGAGCGTGCTCGTGACTCGCTAATGTAGAAACAACTGTGCCGTCTTCTGATGCACGCGCGAATCCGTGTGCTAAGCCAAACGCTTCGGCTATCTCTTTAGAAGGAAATCGTAAGATATAATCAGTCATAACGTTATGCTGCGAATGGTGCGAATGATGCGTTAATTACTGCCATTGCAGTATTGCCAGTAACACTAGCCATTGATCCCTTGAATGTGCATGACATTGCCATCATAGCAGAGCCTCCGCCAGTTGAAGCGACCGGGAGCGTAGCGAGTGGAGTATTGCTTGGAATTGTATTTCCAGCGGTGCCGTAGTATAGAGACGCTGTACCAAGCCCGTTTGAACTTATCAATACGGTGTGGTTGTTCTGTAGACCAACACTAAACCCGGACAGTATCGGCGAATATGTTGGTGATTTTGCGACCTGTGTTGATGCTCCAACCAAAGCTGCAGACGGAACAATTGCTACTCCTCCCGAAGTGGTTGAGACTTTAAATGTATTGCTCGCTGCGGCTTCAACAACAAAATATGTTGTTTGAGCGGCGAGGTTGGTAATTCCACTCTGCATTGCAGTAAAACGTACGCGATCGCCAACAGTAAATCCGTGTGCGCCAACAGTCGTCAAAAGAGAGTTTCCTGCAGTTGAAGTTACAGCTGCTGTTCCGTCTTGGAACCACAGTCTATAACCATTGATATCATTTACTATACCAACACCGCGTCCACAAGGCAGACCGCCAGACCAGTTGTTGCTAATTCCAAGCCAATATTCTGAGGTCGAACCTGCATTCTGTTCACTGTGATTAAATCTAAAACTTATTGAAAATGGGAAATTCCAATCAAGTGATCCGCCGCTAGAAAAGTTAAGATGGCACGTGCCAAAGTCTTTGCGTGCCCACGAAGTATGATCTAAACCTAGACCAGTAGTAGGTCCATTCGAAGTATTTAAGAATGCTCTACCATCAGTAGTATCCAGCCATACGTTGTCACCAGAATTTGCAATTTGTGAAGCATTTGTGCCCCCTCTAACATTCCACGTGCGTTGTGTAGTAAAACGCTGTACGGCGCTTTCTTGCATCATCAATTCACGACGAATTGTAGAACGAGTTACCGCGCTGTGTATAGTATTTGGAAGCTGTTGCGATAATTCAAGTTGACCGCTACAGATACCGCTAAATGCAGGACTGACGAGTGTCTTGTTGCTTAGGTTTTCAGCTGCTGTTCGAGTAGATAGTTCGTTTAGATTGAGTCCTAATGCGCCGAGTATGGCAGTTTTTTCTGCAGGGGTCGCTGTATTTAAGTCGATTGGCATAATATACTGTTATTTATATTGTTATTCTAATTTGATCATTCAAATATGTAATAGAGTCTACACCCAATGTGAGATCTTGTGTAGAGGTTGTAGTAAGAGTTTGAAGCTTTGAGTTTGGCAGACGTTGACGATAGTATTGAATATTTGTAATAATTCCGTCCCATAGTCGTCCAATTGTAGCTTGTGGATTGTATCTAAAAAGATCAGTTGTAGATGGCAGCTCGACACTAGTGTCTTGCGTGCCGAGAGTGCCGTTAAGACACACCCTCGCGTCGTTACTAGCAAAAGTAAAGGCTACTTTTCTTAGTGTTGGGCCTGGAGGCAATGTGCCCAAGCCTCCACATTGGCCGGCACCTATAAATGTAAAACTTCCACTAGGACCAATACCAATATACGCTCTGATTGCTTGACCTCCTCCGTTTGTCACACCAAGTTGAACGCGTGATAAGCCATCTTCAAATCCAAACCGAAAAAGTTCAGTTGCTACTTGATCAGTTCTCCTATTTAGGCTGCATTGACCGACTAGAGTGCCGCCTTGCGCGTTATAATAGCTTGAAATACTAGATTGTGTATAGACGTCTCCCGATCTTAATGCTGGAAGAATAGTTGTTGGTATATAGCTTGAAACGTTGCTGCCGACGGCGCTATTATCAGTTTCTACTTGATAGCCCCATACATAGACAGTTTTATCTGCCCCAACACCGCCCTCAGAGGCGCCGTTTGATCCAGTAAGAGTAAAGTCTGCTACCGTTCCAGTAGCATTTGTTGAGCCTGCGGGACCAGTAACGATTAGACGCATCCAACCGTTTGGAAAATGTTCTATTCTACCAGTCGCTGAAGAGCCATTTGCATTAAAAACAAATGTGTCAAGATTAAAAAAGGGAAGCATACCACCAGAGGGACGAAGCGGCCCCCAGTCCAAAGACACATAACTCCAGTTGCCCTTTTTAACAAATGCGCTAACTGTGTATATTCTACCGCTAGTGTGTGGTATATTGTTTAGTGACCTAAGAAAGCCAGCATAACTAGCAGTACCAGAAGTTAATAGCGTAGCGCTGTTTGTGCCGTCTGGGCATGTTTCAGTTGAGACTACACGAGTGCCGTTACCAGTCCACAGATGCATTTCACCGCTACGAGTTACAAAGTTTGTTCTGTTATCTTCCTTTAAAAAACCGCGGCGCCTGAGCGTGATTGGGTCGTGTTCCAATCTTAGACCCCTGTATGATACCCACCAGTCTGATATTGCAACAGCGCCAGTAGTACGGCTAGTCACTCTAAGCGTTAGTGTTGTGTCTGACTTGTGCAGTATAGTTCCAGTAATATTTTGAGCGTCACCAGCAATGTCATCGCCGTTGAGGTCTTGCATAACGACTACTGTAGAGCCATTAAGCCAACCAACGACGCTGCCGCCTGGTACATCAATTGTAATAACAGAAACGTTAGCGGTCAGGTTATTTGGAACGAGCGTGGTTGTAGTTTTGGTCTTTCCAACAATGCGTCCATTCTCGTTAACAAATGTACCAGAACTTGCCCGTGTAAAAGCCGGAGTAGGACCAACTTGAGCTTGACCTTCGCTGTAGTTTACAAAATCAACTTCAAATGCTGGACCAGGTTTTCGGCGACGCTGATGTGAAAAAACTGTATGTTTTAAATCCATGCTGTATGATATTTATACTAACCGATATTGTATGTCTTCAGGCATACACCATTACCAATTATATGCGCTAGTTACCCACCAAGCTAATCCATATTGTGGCGTATCGAATGCAGTTAATTCAATATTCCAACCAGACGGTACATCTGCGGTTAAATTACCAGACTGAGTTGACCAATGTACATGGGCAGTGCCTCCAGTATAAACATTCAATAGAGATAACTTATGCCCTGCATAGCTAGGAGTCGGTATGTTAACATTATGACCTGTGCTGTTAGTGTATTCTGCTTCAGGAGCAAAAACAATAACATTTGTACCAGTTAAAGATGCTACTGTGTATCCAGTCTCTCCAATTTCTGTGTCAGCGTTAAGCAGCACTGTCGTTTGACCAGTTTGATATGCAGTTGACTGTACAGTAGAGTCTGGGAATGTTAAGGTGCCAGTACTGCCTGTCGTATCAAATGTCCATGTTTTTAAAACACCAGTTGTGTCATACGTGCTTACTGTTACATTACCGTTTTGTGTGCCTCCATCGCCGTATCCACCATAAATATCCACATCGCCTCCAGCCGTTGTATAGCTGTTGCCTCCCTTTATCTCTACAAACCCTGCATTGCCATTGGTAGTGTCACCTCCTTCTATGCGAACGTATCCTCCACCACCAGTTTCTGGTCCGTATCCACCGCGTATTTTAATATCTCCACCACTGCCACCGTCAACTCCGCCTCTTCCTGCCCAAAGATATATATCGCCTCCCTCTCCAAATCCATTTCCTTGACCGGGATTAATCACTAGTCGCTGGCTATTATAATATGGTTGTTTTCCATCAGGCGTAGTTATGACTGCTTGATTTGTACCGTCTCCTAATTTTAATGTATTTGAAACGAGTGAACCTTGAGCAGTATCACCTCTAGGTGTAGAGAGTGTCGGGAACAATGTATTTCCCTCTGTAGTAAACTTCCATTGTTTAGGGCCTGTTCCAAATGAAGCTGTTTTCGGCCCATCAAAATATCCTGTGAGAACATCTTCATCAAAGTAAAACTTCCATGTTCCGGCACCAACATCTTCTATTATACTTCTTATAGTGGCTGTTGCTTGTGGGCCCCAATTCATGGTTACAGTTGAACCTACCTTGACATCTGTTCCTAAGGTTGGATATTGGCTCTTTAGTACAAACAAACGCCAAAAGTCCCCAAATGTATCAGCAGCATTTATTACAACACTAGATGCGCCAGCTACTGATGTAATAGCGAAGTCTTCTCCCTTCGTGGTGCTTATGTTGCCAGGAACTGTTATGTCACCACTTTGATCAAATGTCCAAGTATTGGCTGGCGGAATAAATTTTACAGCAGTATTATAAGCAACATTTCCTTCTTCTAATCTTACCTCTATCGTATTGCCAACTGTCTGTACGCCTATAATTCCATACGTTGAGTTGCCTATCACTGCTGTCCAAGTGGTATCTACATTTAGGATGCTTTCGTTGCCAGAGATAGTGACATACACGAATGGACCACCATCTTCTGTTTCAGCATTAAATGTGTAGGATTGGGTTTGATTTTTAATCCTAAGACCAGCAGTGCCGGTAGGTTGAATAGTATTGTTAGGAAATTCTGTTGTGCCATCTGCATTAAAATTCCATGCATACTCATTGTTATTGTAATTTGTTGCGATTACGATAGGAGTATCGACAGAAGTATTTGCTAAGAGAAAATAATCATCGGCAAACATACGAATGTCATCAGTTACATCAACTCTAAAGTCATTGTTTTCTAATCGTAAAGAGTTTACCCTTGATGTGTACAGACCAAAAACAATTTCAGATGCTATTTGAGTTTCGCCAAGTCCGTGTCCATCGTTGACCTGAAACGTAAACACATCGCCAACTTGGCTGTATGTGCCTGGAACATAAGTGAGATTTGCAGGAGACTGACCTGGACTCCAAAGTTGTATGTAATTAGGAGCACCATCAGTAAAGGCTTCTAAACGTCCAATGAAAACGTTGTCTGTAGATGTTAATTGCAGGAAATGGTTTCCACCAGAAGTATACCAAGTGGCAGACGTATAGCCAACTGGGTCAACATAAGAATAAAAAATAACGTCTGCATTTTCGTTTTGTATTCTGATGCCCTGTCCATCTATTACTCGAACATAGTTCTTTTCAGCTCCGAGATATAACTCTGCACTAGAAGCATCTTGGGTGCCGCCTGCACGAATGTGAATGTGATTTGGGGAGGTAGGATCAACGACGAGATATTGATCTGAAGATGAACGAGAAGCATCAGGATGCAGTTGAAGAGTGTTGTAGCCGTTGCCGTCTCCAGAATCACCTAAAGACTGTCTAAATGCTTGTGAAGAAGGGGCATCTATAATTTTACTATCAATTCGGTCATCAATAATTTCAATTAGTGTTGGAATCGGTGGCAGTACGACAGCATCATCATTTGCTATTCCAGGATTTATTTCTACCTGTCCTTCAGCTATTCGCATGACATAGCCTTCATCATTGAATATTTCAACATCATAGACATAGCGTCCAGCTTTCATAGCGCGAGTTTGGCCCGCTGTCAATGATACTTCAACTTTGCCTTGAAGTGGAAGATTTATATTTGTAGTAAATATAATTGTACTCGGCGATGAATAGCTCTTGCGTATCTGACCGCGAGATTGGTAGTCAGTCAAGTTGAATGGCAGCCCGTTGCTGTCTTTTACGTCTATGACAGATGAGTAGGTGCTGCCCTGGTCTATGTAGATATTACTATACGTCGCCATATAGTCTATTTATAAATTTTATAAACAATCAATTTACACCAATTGTAAATTTAGCAATCGCTAAATTATATGAATATGTGTTCGAACTTAAATTATATGTAGCATTTTCATGTAAATCAACGTGTCCAAGATTGGTGATAGTGAATACGCCTGAAGTAATACCATCAATATTACTGCCTGTATAGAATGTTTTGTGTATGTCCCAAGTTTTAACTGTCCCTCCAGCCCCATTTAGGAGGCTTATAGTTTGTATATTAAACCGATTACCTCCCCACCCTTGGTTAATTATATTAACTCTAGGAGTGCCTGGACTTGATGTGGGGTTAAAAGTAAAACCGCGATATTTTGGAAGGCCACCATTATTTGCGCTGTTTGTACAATATACGCTATATGTTTTAGAGTTTGAGCCGCTAACATAGAGTTGAAAACAGTCACCTGAATATTGTCTTAGTTCAAACGCTAGAGTGTCAGGATATGTTGGCTTAACCGATGTATCATTTATTGTAACGTCTGCGCTTGTTGCAATAATTGTTCCACTAATGCTGTTTCTTCTTATGCTAGCAGTAAAGCTCGTGGTGCCTTCAGTCGTAACATCGTTATTTGCCGTCACGACAAAAGAATGAGCTCCAGAACTCTGCACTACAAAACTCCCGCTGTTTGGGGAGAGGTCACTTCGCGAGAGTGACCAATATAGAGTTGTGCCTGCAGCAACGCCAACAACCGCGACGTCAAAAGTAACGGAAGTTCCTTCGTCTATACTAGTTTTTCTAGGTATAACCGCAGTTCTTTTTGCCATATAGAGCGTATTGATGTCCGCTCCAGACGATATTTTAAAATTTGTCGTCGTTGTCGATCGATCACCGACACTTCTAGACGCTTCGTAACGGTCAGACAAATCTTGGGTGCCAACTTTATATCCAGAATTTCCCGTAGCTGCGCCTATTACGCGCGGCAAAAAAAGGTCATCAAAGTCAGTACCATTTACTGTATAACCAGATGACATCGTTTATCTTTTTTCTAGTTGCTTTTCAAGTTCTACGACGCGTTTGGTCAATTCTTTTATTGCCTCGATAAGCACCGCGGTAAGTTTTCCATATTCTACGCCTTCAACCTCGTCTGAAGAAGTTTTATGAACCAATTCTGGATAAATCTCATGAACCTCTTCAGCTATTAGTCCGACGTCAGACTTTTCAGTGTCTTTCCATACATAGGAGACTCCATTTAGAGAGTTTACTTTGCTTAAAGAGTCTTGTAATGGAACAATATCTTTTTTATAACGCACTGACGAACGTGAAGTAAAGGATCCAGCATTTACGTCTCCGCCAAAAACTGCGTTATTATTTTCTAAATTAATTTCAAGCGGCCATCTACCGTTAATAGTTTCCCACGTAGTAGAGTTTACATTGCTACCACGCAATACGTAAAACGTATTAGAGTTTACGTGTATCATGCCGCTACGATGATTGGTGTCCTGTAAGATTAAAGTTGGACTTCCTTCGTTAATAGTAATGTCACTAGTTGCAGTAATCTTTGATGCCTTTAGCGGAGCATAGTCAGTGTCACCAGCATCGCGCACTTCAAGACCTGCGAGGCCACGAACGTGACGTAAAAGCGTCGCTGTTGATCCGGCGGCATGCAAAGAAACAAGCGCATTTCCAGTTGCGCTGCGTGATTCGAGTCCGGCGGTCGCCCACCCAACTTGTCCATTTGTTATACTACGGCATGGTCCGTATGTCTCGAGTGTTTTTGTGTCTCCAAAAAATTTGGCAACTGTTGCACGTTTGCCATCAAAAACTGTAGTATTTAAGAAAGTTGCAATTGTGCCATCACTATTTTCATAGTTGAGCGCAATCTCAACGTTCGCAGGTTGACCAACTGGATACTGCGCAGTCGTATTGATTTGGTTGCCAGTAATTTCTATCACTCCAATAACTTGACGCGTAGAAGTAACAGTGTCGTCTGACCCAACAGAGAGTCCGCCGCCAATATTTATGTTTCCTGTTCCAACATTGAGTATATCAAATGCCCCGTCGACTCCAGGACGTCTCCATATACGCGCATCATAGTCGACAAGCGGGAAAGATGAATGAAAGTCAATAAATGAATTTCCGTTTGCCGTTATGCCAGAACCAAGTTCGATAGCTGGCTGCTTAATATACAATACGCCAGCATTTCCCCAGTCTGGGAAAGTTCCAGATAGTTTGTTTGGCGTTATTGTTCCGTTTTTAATTTTTGAACCAACGACAGCGTCAGTCGCTAGCTTTGACTCGTTGATTGTTCCGGCGTTAATCGTAATTGGAATATACAAGTCTGATGTGCCGTCAAATACTGGGGCAGGTGACGTGGTGGTGACGTCACCAGTTACGTTGACTACACGGGCAATTCTTAAGCGATCAGCAGCAGAACCGTTTAACTGAGTTTTGTCAAGTGTTATTGTGCGTTGACTGTTATTTGGATCAGTAAAAACAAGTCGGTTCGTGTCTAAAAAGCTGCCTTGCAGCAAAGAAGCAGATCCAAGATCCAAACTTTCTCTTATGTGCCCCTTTTCAACTTCTGTCGGCGCGTTTAAGACGTATGGCCCTAGGTTAATTGGCGGTGGATTTGGCATATAATTATTTATAAATCATCCTCGTGATGGCTCTCTTCAACGACAGACTGGTTAATTAGTTTTTTTTCCGTAATATAGGCTCTGCACTCTTCTAGAGTGTCTGCTACTACAAGTGTGTCTGCGCAGGTGTATGATCCGCAACTTTGAAACGGTTCGGTTAAGAGCTTAAGAGTCTCGTCGTTATACATTATTACCCACTTATCAGAAGATACGTCAACAATTGTATTTTTATGTTCAATTATCATGTTATGGCAAGGTTGGTTGATTGATTACTACGTTCCATGGCGTTGTCGCTGGAACAGTGTCTTTATACTCGGTAAGAGTTTGATAGTATGCGTAGCCGTCAGTCGCGGTTGTTGTGCTTCTTAGAGTAGCGGTGCCGGCTCCGGTGATTGCAGTGGTTGAAGAAGTAACGTAAGTAAATACATTATCATTAACTCTCGTAATTTTAAAGGTGCCTTTAAACGCGCTGTTGAAGGTGTTGTCAGAAATTGTAGCCATTCCTGTTCCAACTAGGGCGCCGCTTGTTGCTGTTGTATATTGGAAAGTATTTGGGTCGCCTCCAACTACAATTGTAAAGGTGCCTTTAAAGTCGGCCTGGAAAGAAGTTTCACTCGCATCACCAATCACGAGTGACTGACCATTAGTGAAACCGTGCGCCGGGAAAGTTACCGTTACTGTTGAGCCAGTTCGTGTGAAACTAACTCCTGACAGCGTATGCACTGCAGAAGTAACCGTAAGAAGTTGATTGGATATATAACCGTGGTTGTTTAAACTTACAGTTACAGTCTTTGAGCCAGCCAGTCTAACAAAACTAGTTCCTGGAGCATTTTGTATAGTTCCTCCAGTAAAACTTGGAGTAAGAAGTGTGCCGTTTGTGCGTTTGCCGCCTAAATTTATAAATCGATCTCCAGCGACTCGTCCTCCGTCAATAAATGCTTTTAATATTCTACCTATAGCAGCTGCAGTTAAGTTTGTGTTAAACGCATGAAATTTACCTAGAGTGCCAGGCATTGCTGTTGTGCCTGGATAGTCATTAACCTCAGTGTCGTTACATCTAAACGTTTGCAGAGCCACTCTTCCATTTAAGTTAGGAATTGATCCGTTTACACCCGTAATGCTGTCAAGTGGTATTACCTTGTTATTATCACAAGCAAACTCAATTAGACTGTTAAGTCCAGTTAAACTTGGAATTGTAGAACTAAGTTTATTTTTACTGCACACAAACGTTACCAGGCTACTAGGCAAAGTCGCTGGAATAGCTCCCGTTAACTCGTTGCCTCCACAATTAAATGTTTGTATGGCAGTCAAACTTGATAGACTTGCTGGTATTGCTCCAGTCAAGTCATTGTCATGACATTGAAAATTTGTTAGTGCGGTTAAGCCAGTTAAAACTGGAATAGAGCCGTTTAACATATTATCATAGCACGTAAATTCTTGTAAATTTGTTAATCCAGCGAGAGAAGGAATCCCGTTAACTAATGCATTTCTATAGCACTGAAAAATTCTTAATGATGTTAAGCCAGTTAACGAAGGAATGGAGCCGCCAATTCCGCGTCCCGGTGCTGAAAATTGATTAGCTACATACAAGTTTTCATAGCAACGAAATTCTTGTAAATTTGTTAACCCAGTCAAAACTGGAATGCTTCCAGTCAACTCGTTTCTATAACAATAAAAAAACTGTAAGTTTGTCAAATTGGCTAAATTCGTTGGGATACTTCCAGTATGTTTATTTGTATTGCAGCGGAAGTTTTTTAGAGTTGTTAAATTAGTGATGTTTGGAATGCTTCCGGTAATGTTATTTTCGCCGTAGTTAATAGTTTCTATAACAGGCAACCCGGATATATTTCCAGTTGGAATGGAACCAGACAGCAAATTTGTATAAACTCTGAATGCAGTTAAGGCTGTCATTCCGCTTATATTTGGCAATGATCCCGTAATCTTATTATTAAAACATTCAAAAACTGTTATAGCAGACTTATCTTCGTAACCAGTGAGCGACACAATATCATTGTTGTTGCATTTAAAGGAAGTTAAATTACTAAACGGAGATATGTCTACTGACCCGCCTAATTTTGCAGGAGTTGGTTGACCTGGAATCGCGGCAGGAGGGCCTCCACAGTCAATTTCGGTAACTGATAGTGGGCCGTTTGCTGGACGTAACGTAATTGTTGGCATAATATATGTTATTTATATAGTGTAGGTATGACTTACTGGCGTTGCAGAAGTGGTTGTAGTGTCAGCTGTACCATCTCCCCATTTTATAACTATAGAAGGAGAGGTAGCGGCGGTTATTTTAAAGGAGTTTAATGTTGAAGTTTGAATGTAGTTAAAGTCCCAAAAGGCATATTGTTTTGGAAGCGTATAGATTCTAGCAATGCCAAGTTTATTTCCGCCTTCAACATAGTTTGGAGCGCCTATAATTATATTTCGCGCGTTTTTGCTTAGTGCTAATGACCACCCAGAGGTTTCACCTGCCGTTATGCCAGGTATACGAGGATAGGTTTTTCTCCATGCTGCGTTTGAATATCTGTATATTTCTACGGCACCGGTATCAACTTTGCTCGCTGAGTCTTTGTATGGATAACTTACCGCAAGTTCGCTGCCAGTATTATCAAAGGAGACGCTGTATCCAGTTAGGTCGCCTGCGTCCCCCGCAATTGCGTCTCCGTACTGAATCCATGAACCTGAAACGTATCGATAAACCTTTACTACTCCTCCATTTGCGGATACTGTGCTGTCATGAATGTTACCAATAGCAATTGTATTTCCGCTGTCGTTACACGCGACACTAAACCCTGCCTGACTGTTTGGGGTGCCGTCAATGTCAAGCCCAAGTTGAGCCCACGTTGACGGTAGAGTGTCAGCTGTCCACCCAGTAGGTCCGCTGTATTGATAGATTCTGGTATGACCGGTATCGGTTGTAGTAGGAGAGTCATTAAAGGGAGCTCCTACTACTAAAATGTTTCCAAGTGAATTTAGTGCTATGCTCCATCCAGAGTTGTCGCCTACTAACTCTCCATATAGAGTACCAATATTTACCCATGCGCCATATCTTTGTCTGTATATTACAACAGATCCTTTGTCTGTTCCAGACGCGTCGTCTTTAGGAGAGCCAAACGCAACAGTATTTCCTGTGCTGTTTATAGCCACTGAAAATCCTGACCAGTACGCAACTCCCTGACCAGTTATTGTTGAAGTTTTTACCCAATCTGTGCCGTCATAGTCATACACATATACAGAACCGTTAACTACATTAGACCCTTCGCTACCAACTACTATTCTGAGTCCGTCACCAGTTATGGCTACGCTATAGCCAATACGCTCCCCTACAACTCCAGTAATGTTACCTCCAAGTTGCTCCCATAACTTCGTTGATGGGTTTTGTTTATACACTTTTACGGCACCTGTGTCAGTAGTGTCATAAGGTGGATTACCAATGACGCATATGTTTCCAGCGGTATTAAAGTCAACTGAAAGACCAAACGAATCATCGGCGTATGTGCCTATTAGTGGCGGTGCATTTAAAATTACGCGCTGCAACCCTGAAACTACCGCTCTTTTAAAATGATATATGTTCATATCAATATACCGTACCCATGGCAATAAATTGATTTGTCGTGTCAGATTTATACACATAGAACCCAGTGTATATACTTGAGTTGATGACTGAACCTACTCCATTTACAAGGTCTGACCCAGTAGTATTAACTGTTATGGTGTCTCCAGACACGTTAACTATTCCAATCGTCCAACCATCGTCCAGCCCAGACCGGGCAGGAAGCACTACGGTATTATTTCCACTAATATGAAAGATTTTACCGTTATCAGCATTTGCAAAAGTTTTTCCAGACCCAGTTACGGTAGAGTCTATTATGCCCGCAACGGTAATTTTACCAGTAACATTTAAATCGTTATGTAATTTTGTTTCTCCCATATATTTGTTTAATTAAAATTATTTACATCAACATCAACCGTAAACATACCAACTTTAAAAGTAACATTTGAATTTGCTGCAGTCGCTGCGTAAGAATTTTGAACGTTGATGTTAACTGCCTTTGTGCTAGTGATGCTGTTTGTTGCTCCGGTTAAACCGCAAAACGTATTTGTTCCAACTAATTTTATCTTTTTAGTCGTCATAGACGACTGTGTTGAATCCAAAGATATATGATTATTGGTTGTAGCGGTACTATACCATAGTGTGTTTATAAAAGCAATTTTTTCAGTTTGCGAGTTTTGAATCCATGCGCAGGCTAATCCTTTCCCGTCATGAGTATAATGATCAACATAAAAGTTTGCAGTTCCTATTGAGACTATGTCTATGCCTGAAGTGACGTTTGCGGTAGATAAATTTTGTATTGTTGAGTTAATCAACGAAGTTGACGTACCAGAGGCAGCTAAGTATTTGCTAGAAGAAACAGTGTGAGCTGTTGCGGTAATTTTTGAATTTCCAGCTAATGAAAATATTGTAGCAGCTGTTGTGTCTATTCCGCTACCGCTAATTGATACATTCAATACTGAAGAAACACTCGTAGAAAATAGCGTAGAGGTAGTGTTACCGCTAATAGAGTTGCATTCGAAATATACGGTTGGACTTCCAGACGTAAGTGAAACGAGGGAGGCGGTGGCATTTACTACAAAATCTGCATAGCCACATACCTTTTTCTTTTCATTTACTGAGCATACAAATGCAGTTCCGCTATTTACATTAACGGTTGTTCCGGGCTCAAAGTATACGTCTCCTTTTCCATCTAGATTAACTGCTGTACCCGTAGTAATAGTATACGTTCCGGTACGAACATAAATTAAGTCTCCGTTTGCCGAAGCTGCGGTAGCCGCGCCGATTGATGCAAATGGCGCTGCCGAGTATGGCTCTAATCCCGTACGATCGTCTGTACCAGTAGTGGCATTTACTGTTATAATTTTTCCATTTCCAGCTGGAACCCCTGGAGAAGTAAACGCAATTGTGTTGCGCGTTGGAGTAGTAGCATTTGTTGTAAAATAAAGATTGTTACCGTCAAATTCGATCGCTCCCAAGACTGGAGCTGTTAAATTTGTGCCAGAGGTAAGCTTTACTGGAGCGATTGAGGCGGTGCCGGCTGGAAGAGTTACTGTGCCGGTAAAGGTTGGCGACGCGAGATCTGCCTTTAGGTTGAGTGCCGTTTGTTGTGCCGTGGATACTGGCTTGCTTGCGTCTGACGTGTCATTAACGTTTCCTAACCCAACCATGGCTTTTGAAATGCCTGATACTGTGCCGGTAAAGGTTGGGGAAGCAATGTTTGCCTTTAGATTGAGAGCCGTTTGCTGCGCCGTCGAAACCGGCTTGTTTGCGTCTGACGTATTATCGACATTAGCCAACCCAACCATGGTTGCAGTGATGCCTGATACTGTGCCGGTAAAGGTTGGGGAAGCAATGTTTGCCTTTAGATTGAGAGCCGTTTGCTGCGCTGTGGATACTGGTTTGTTTGCGTCTGAAGTGTCGTCAACATTGGTCAACCCAACCATGGCTTTTGTGATGCCTGATACGGTACCGGTAAAGGTTGGCGACGCGAGATCTGCCTTCAAGGCTATGTTACCATTAAGTTTTCCAATTGCAGTTAGAATTGTGTCAGCAGCAGTTATTGCGCCAGTTGCCGAAGAGTAACCAGTCAACACCTTTCCTGTTACGGCTGTCGTTGAAACGACAGTGGTATTTTGCTTGCCAGTAACCTCTCCAGAGAGATCGCCAGTAAAATTTTCTGTGTTAAGGTTGAAGCCTCCGTCTGTGATATCACTATCCAATAATATTGTTCCAGACGCATCCGGAAGTGTCCATGTGCGATTTGCAGTAATGGTTGTTTGTAATTTACCAGTTGCTGTCACAGCCCCTCCACTAAATTTTAACCAATCAACTGATGCGTTTGGTGCCGATATACCAAGTCCCTGTACATCAGTAGTACTTGAACCAAACCTAGCGTGATAGTCTCCATTTTCGGTATAAAATTCTGCAGCAGTGTCATTTATACTGCGGCAAGAAATACCAGTTGAGTTTAAACTATCGACTGATAGGCCAACGCCGGACGCGGTATTTATTTCTAATCCAATTGTGTCTGGTGAAGAGCCTCCAAGTGAAATTTGAGCGCCGGAACCATACGCACTTGTTATCAACAAGCCAAGACCGGTCTCGCTGCTTATCTCAGCGCCAGTTCCAGATATACTGCGTATTTCAGCGCCGCTATTAGTTTGACTGCTTATTTCAGCGCCAATGCCAGAAGTTGAACTATAGATTCGCGCACCAGTTCCAGACGTGCTGTATATTTCTGCGCCGGCACCCGATGTGCTGTATATTTTTGCACCGGTATTAACAAGACTGCTTATTTCAGCGCCAAATCCAGCATCAGCAGATATTTCAGCACCTGTACACACTCCAGTATTGATAAGTTTTGCAGTTGCAGCGGAACTGTGTGTAGAGTAGATGCCATAAATATCAGGCTCAGTGCCTTCACTAATCACTCCATTAAATATACCAGAGCCGTCTAGATTGCGACGTACTGCAGAATTTGGACTGGCATTTACGTCAATGTTAGGCGTCTCATGCACTACAATACTTCCATCGAGAGTCTTGTAATAGATTTTATTGTCTGCGTAGTTTAGTGCAAGCTCTCCGTGATCTAAAAATTGTTCAAGCGGAACTGCACCAGCAGTTGGACTATTTTTTAAAATTATTTTTTTATAATCTGACATATTATTTTATGCGTGTAAAGTCTGTCCTGTAGCCGTTATTTGGTAAATTTGGATCAATCATATAACTGTTGTATCCAGCGAAGTAGAGAGTGCCGTCATCTAGGTGTAAAATTGTGTAGTCTTCGCCGCCGTATGGACTTACTGACTGTATATTAATTATACGATCAACAACGTGTGATTGCAAGTTTAAGCGTGTCCAAGTGTTTAATACGGTGTTGTTGCCAAGACCGGATTCATATTTTGTATTTGATCCGACAACAAATAGATAATTCATATTATCTTCAGGGCGATATGCCTTTACAAAGTTAACGTTATCTGAATAATATCCGTTACCAGGCCAAAATTCTTTAATTTGGTAGCCAGTTGGCAGCGGTCCCATTTGTCTCCACGTTGTTGAGTCACCAGTAAGTGAAAATTTATTTCCTGTATTTTTACCAGCGCACCATATTTCATAAGAAATTATTGGGGAACTTACAAAGCCAATTGAGCGTACGCGACCGCGGTTAGAACTCCATGACGGGGCCGCCACTAAAACGTTTGATCCAGTTGATGAAAGGGCAATTGCTCCGCCAAACTTTTCACTTGCAACTTCTCCCGCTAACGTTCCGGTTAGTAGCTTCCATTTCGAATCGTCATATCTAAGTAGACGAACTGTGCCACTGTCTATTTGTCCATAAGCATCGCCGTTTAACGCGCCAACCGCTAGTGTTGAGCCGTCACGAGAAAATGCTACTGCAGTTCCGCTCGCTTCATTTACTGATAAACCGTGTATGTCGGTGCCAAGTTGAACCCATGAAGTAGTTGAAGAATCATAGTTATACACTCTAGTAGTTCCGCTATTTGATCCTGCTGTGTCTGAGCCTGGAGCGCCAATTGCTAGTAGTGTGCCAGTGCCGTCTAATGATATGTTAATCGCGCCGTCTGACGCGGCTCTTCCAGTAATGTCTCCTCCAAGCTGTGACCAGTTGCCATTTGTCAGGCGATAAACTCTCACTACTCCTGCACTAGAGACTCCGTTTGAAGCAACAGCTATTATTGTTCCTGAAGTGTTGATTGCAACTTTTATGCCGCATTGTTGATTTGTAGCTGTACCAGTTATTGAGTCACCAACTGGATCTGTACCAATAGCTGTTATACGTCTAATATAGACGCGTCCAATATTACCATTGTATCCAGGGGCTCCTACCGCTACGACGTTGCCGTCACCAGACAACGCGACGGAAGAACCTAGTTTAGAATTTGCTAATTCGCCATTAAATGAAAGGTTACGTTGAACCCAGCTACTGCTTGAATTTGAGTAATCATATATACGCATCTGGCCAAAGCGTGAAGAGCCAACCAGTTGACCGTCTGGCACGCCAATACAGAGACGATCGCCTGCAGAATTTAAGCTTACAGACTGTCCAAAAAGCGCGTTAGTTTCTTGAGTAGTTATAAGAGGTCCATACGTTGACCAAGAGCCGCCGTTATAGATATGGCACTGCACTCTACCATTGACACCAGGCGCGCCTACGGCAATTATGTTGCCGGAATCATTTGAGCTTATTGATGTTCCCAATAGATGTCCTGCAGTCGCACTCTCTATAGTTGTGCCTCGTTGAGAAGTTGCGTTATTCCTTTGACCAGAAAAATATAGTGCGCCTTGTCCGCCAACATGAGTAGTTGTATACAGCGAGTCAATGTTTATATCTGGATTATTGAAAATTACAGTTGGAATGTTTTTGTTTGTACCAGAATTGTCGCCAAATATATTATTACCGTTGTATCCCCAACCATACAGGAGACCGTCTGGAGTTTTTACAAATATAGACGTGGCGGCATCTGATCCAGAGCCATATATATTGCAGGCAGAATAATTTTCAATGCCAGGCAGTGTTATTGTGTTAAAGGTGTTGTTAATAGAAGTGTTGTTTCCGCTTCCATTTTGCCCCTGACCTCCATAGCCTGTCATGCGTATGCCAGACGGTGTTAATGCAACGCATACTGCATATTCAGCGCCTGCCCAACTTCCAACCAAAAAGGCATCAAGTACGTTTTCTAATACTGGAGTCGCTTCGCCGCCAGGCTTTGTTGACGTGTTGGTAGTTGTCGTTCCAGAATTTCCACGACCAAGGACTCCATGTTGATTATAACCAGCGATCCATAGACGATTTGATGTATCAATTACGGCGACGTTATAAACTTCAATGTCTCCAGCGACTATAACTTTACGAATTTTATTATTTGTGCTATAGGCATACAATGGGGTGTATGCCTTTGTCCATGACGTTAAGTAAAATGCAGCGTTTGTTGCTCCTGGAAATGGAACAATATTAAACATATTATAATCACTGGTGCCGATTGTCCATAATTCTCCAGTTTCATCGAGAGCGCACATAAAGGTATATCCAACATGCAACTCAACCGCGCGACGGTTGTCAGGAAGTGGCATCTCGCAGTGCGAGAATTTGCTAGCAA